CTAAGTCTTGTAACAATGTTGCCATCCTTTTAACGTTATCGACTTTCCCAGTCAACCTGTTTAGTCTGGCTTGTGACATAATTTTTAATCTATTCAGTTCTGTAGCCATTGGGTTTTCTTTCACGGCAGAGTAATATCTTTCTTGCCATTTTGAATATTGGCCACCATAGTTGTGTAGTTTATCTCCAATCATAAACCAAATGCTATCATCACAGAACTCAACAACTGTCTTCTCTTTATTATAGACACCTTGCAAGTATTCTGCATGAGCAAAAAGGATAAATGAGTAGGATAAACACTTCTCCTGACCTAAAGACCTCACTTGCTCTGAAGTCAGTGCCATTATAGGCTCCACCTCTTCATTCTGTTTAGATAGGTCTGCGTTCCTGTCTTCAATCCAATCATCTACCTTTGAAAGGAATTCTGTTACTTTTTGTTCGTTAGTCAAATTTAGTTCTCCATTCATCCTCAGACTCATTATAATTTAACTCAATGAGTGTCATATCGTTCAAGTCGCACCAAGCTCTTTTATCTTTGTCTCTAGCCTGAGCCTTAAAAAACGCCATCTTGTCTTTATGAAAAAATGAATTGAATTTAAAATGCTGTTCTCCATGCACCTCTACAATTAAACTCCGGTTTGGAACATAAAGATCTGCATACAAGAGAGATCTTCTAGAACCTGTTTTGGTTCCGGGAAGTGTAACCTCTTCTAATATTCTATCATATGGAAATATATCTTTCAATAGTAATCTGGCCTTTTTATGTAAAGAAGACCTGTTTTTTTCACTTACTGAAGCTTGACTCCTAGAGGGGTTCCATTTCCAAATTTTACCATCAAGGCCAGACACATTCATTAAAGCATCCCCTTGATTTCTTTCTCTAGTATACCAAACACTTCTTCATTAGCAAGTAGGAAATTATACAGCCTCTCTTGGCCTTGAAATTTAACCGCTTTCAAAACCGCCTCAGTATCTTCTATGTTTGTTTCTGGCTTTATCTTCTTTACGACATCTGTAAAGGCGACCATAAATTCGCATGTGAACCAAGCTCCAGCTTTACCGATAAGACCTAAATCCAATCCAAGCATAATAAGCTCTTGAATTTTATCTACACCGTGACCATATTTGATCCAGCTTTGACATTCTGTTCCGGGCGATCCCATAGATGAACAAACAACTTTCCAATTGACAGCCTGACCAACCTGACGGTCACTTTGAACCCAAGGAGTAATAGACTTTACTTCCATTCTTGTGTCGGCTTGGTATTGAATTTTTCTGCCGCAGTCTGGCATCCTTGATGCTCCGTACCCTGAAGTGTTAGCGATAAAGTGTGTAATAATAATCAGAGTTGCTTTTTGGTTTGGTACAATCTGACCCATTTTCTTACAGAAAACAGACAACACTTTTGGTAGTCCTGCTCGTCCGGGGGTCATATCTCCATCTAATTCTTTTGCTGGCATGAGGGCGGATGTCGAGTCAATAATGCAAACACAACCCTCATTTTCCTTTGCGCTAACTAATTTAACGGCAATATCTAAAAAGGTTTCTGCACTCAGAGGCTCATCTTCAGAGTGGATGATTTGCATTTTCTCTTTGTCTAATCCATCTACACCAAGTAGATTCATCTCTTTAAGTCTACCTTCAGCATCTAGATAGATAATAGGTCTTCCTTCTTTCTGGCAGTTGGCGGCGATTTGTAGCGCTGTTGTTGTCTTGCCGCACTTAGGGTCTCCAGTCAGTATTACCCAAGAACCTTCCTTAATTCCTCCACCTAGCGCTAAGTCGATAGCAGGGCTAACAGTGACAACCTTGTAATCTTTTCTGCGCTCTAGAACTTGATTACCAGTCGAAATTACATTACCATATTTCTTTATGATCTCTTTTACAAACGCCGGATCAGTCTTTTTCGTCTTTGCCATTTGAGTTCCTCAATTTAGAAAAAAGAGATTTGTTACCAAAGCTCTTCATAGGTTTTACATTTATGTTATCTTCTTCTACTTCAATAATATCACACTGTTTGGGTTTTGGCCTTGAGTCTAAAAGTTTTTTATGGTTTTTAACCTCATCTTTTACCCACTTGGGCAATGCAGAATATACTCGCTTATTCTTATTTATGATATAGTCATAGACAGCATCCTCACCAAACTCAGAAATCATTTTATAGACTTCTTGAACTTGACGTTGGTACTGTTTCTTGCGAGCCTTATTCCAGAACTTATAGGACAGAGAGCCTTCATTTTCTCTCTCTGCCCTACGTTGAACCAATATCTCAGCGATGTATTGGCCTATGGTGCAATAATCACCCGTTGAGGGTGACTTGAACCTGCTCGTTTTGCTTCTTTGTTTCGCCATTTCTCCAAATCATCCAAGAAAGATTTTCCTGAGTCATCATTCTTTTCTGAGTAAATTCCATAAATTCGCACTCTGGCCAACTATATTTCTTTACTTCTACCTCAAGATTATCATTTAATAAACCAAATGTCATGTGCTGGTAAGACGGGCCGTCTCCAGTCACCATATCAATATCTTTTGAGAAACCTCTAGCAATGAAAAAACCATCAAGACCATTCTCGTTCTCAAAAACAACTTCTTCAGGTGCGCCCATTACGATTACTTGCGCTTTTGCAACAGACCTACCATTCTCTTCACAAAACTTTTGTAGTCTAATCCACGGACTTTCCTGCACTCCCGGACGCTCATAGTCGCCCCATACAACAGTACCATCATCCAATGTACACTTCCAAGTCATGGAAATATCTTCCATAATTAGTTTGCGAATATGCTCATCTCGAACAGTACAAATCATATCAGTCTCCTTTAATTTTATGGATTGAACCTCTATGTCGAGGTGCTATGTTAACTTTTTCTGGCGATCTATCTGGCTTAGTAATGTCTCCAGCCGCTGATGCCTGTTCAGTCATTGTTACAGCTCCATAGCGATCATTTCTTGCCATGAGTTCACCAGCTTTTGGAAGTGCCGGTTCTTCACCGCTATCATCTTTCTTTGTGCCTGTAATAGCAGCGGAAACTGCTGGCTGTTTTTCATCGGCTTCATCCAGTGACTGTTGCTCGCCTAGTTTTACTAGGTATTTACCAACAGACTTCTCAGATCTGTCAAGTTCTTCTGCTAGATCTCCAACAGGAAGTTCCTGATTGTCTTCAATATACTGTTTTTCGCTTTTAGAAAGCGGGCCCTTCTTAGTCATCTTAAACCTCCATCATTGATCTTCTTGCGCGAGTCAAAAAGATTCTATCTGTATTTGTTAAATATTGTATATAGTAATCGTAAACATTCTCTTTAACCTTTTTAAAGTCAAAATATGGTCTATTGTGCATGTTTTTGTCTGCTCCATACGGATCAAATAAATCACCTCTACCATATTTAATGTAGTGAGTAGTGAATTCACCATTCTCTACAACTTTGACAAAAGCATCTCGTTCTTTGACTTCATTTCCCCTGACTCCGATAAATGTGGTTACTTTTTCGGGGACTTCAGGCAAGTTCAAATGTGAGATATCTTCCTTTTCTCCTCTAGCCATCTATTTTCTCCAGTAGCTCTTTAATTTTTTTAATACAATCGGCCCTGTCAAAGCCATCAATACACATTTTAGCGTGTCTTCCAATGTTATATCTAGAAAGCTCTTCTTCACTTGCTGGAATTGGATCTAGCTCACCATTCTTCAAGACTTCGTGAACTGCTATCCCGATATGAACAATTGCTTTATGGGGTAAATTAGCTCTATCAGTCATTACTCGCCCTTTTCTATGAATTTCATTTTCTGCGCAGTTGACATCTTATTTATTTTGCTTCTTCGTTGACCTCTCGGTCTTTTTTAACCTTGTCCATATTGTCAGCCTGCATCTTGTCTTGCAGTTCATAATTACCTAATTTTTGGGTATTTCTATCTGCTAGATGCTGAACAGTGGTAGGCTCCCCTTTTACTGAAATATGGGGAGCATTTAAGATAACTCTTCTAAACTTGTGCTTCTTGCATTCTGGACACTTAACAAGAGGTTTCTCGGAAAACTTCTGAAAAACTTCTTTGTAGTACCCGCACTCGCTACACTCGTAATCGTAAGTTGGCATTTAAAACTCCTATAAATAGTCTATCAATATTATAGATCTAGTTACCGGGTTTGACATCCACTTTTTGCAAATTTTCACTAAATTCTTTCAGAGTGCTTACTGTTACTTCTGTGGCTACTTCTGTCGCAACTTCTGTAGCGGTTTCTGTCGCATAAAACTTTACCTCTCTGGGAAGCTCCTCAGAAAGAGCCTGCAAGAATGTCTCAAATTTCATAGATGTATCAGTTTGGATCGCGTGCCCCTGATAAATTCCATCTTCTAAGATATTAAGGCGTCGGTTAATTTGGTAGCTATTATACTCAGACCTAACGCCTATAATCACAATGGCAGCTAAGAATATACCCCTAAAAATATTTGACTGGTTCATTTTCATCTTCTTCCTTGTTTAGTGTCATTAAAATTTTGGATACGATACCGCTACGCACAATGTCGCTATAATCCAATTTACAAACACCAACACCAGAAACTTCGATGAGTTTATCCATGCATGTCTTAAGACCACCTTGATGTTTGCCTAAGTCGGACTGTCTTAGGTCTCCGTTTATCACCGCTTTGGAATCCTTACCAATTCTAGTAATAAACATTTTAATTTGCTCAAACGTAGCGTTCTGCGCTTCGTCCAAGATCATAAAGCAGTTATGAAAGTTTCGCCCTCTCATATATTCCAGTGGGCATAACTCAATAATGTCTCTATTTCTGTAGGTTTCTACCGTATTCTTTGTTAGATATTGATTCATCTCTTCCAGTATAGGTATTAGGTAAGGGTTTATCTTTTCAACCAGAGTTCCCGGAAGATGCCCCAAACCTCTGCCTGATTCTACAACAGGTCTTGTAATAATAATTTTGTC